CCCAAGTTGTCCGCAAGGTACAGCAGGCCCCTCAGTGGCACTATCTCGTTGTCCACGGATGTAAAGCTGACGGTTGCCTTCTGCATCCTGGACCAGGCCCCCTCTGACGTCTGGCGGATGGTACACTGGACCTCAATAACATCGTTGATGCCAGCATAGGCCCTCAGTGAGTGTTCGGTTTCTGATGAATCCTCGCTGAGTATCGTTGTCGTCACCCCCTTGGATTTGTGGGTGATTACAGTCAGGACAGGGTACACTACGCCGCCGGTCCATTCAAACAGAACCCCTATGTCCACAGTGCATGCTTCGGATGCTGTGAAGCGTACCGTTGAGCCAACAATTTCAACCCGCTCCGGCGTTGGATCCTCAGCCAGATTAGTCAGCCAGAAAAAGGGGACAGGGACAGGGTTGTACTGCGAAGGCCATATTGTTTGTGATGCAGTGACGGCTGAGCTGTCAAATGGAACATAGCTCCCCGCTCTGGGCTTGAGTGTCACAACAGGCAGGGCCTTGCTGTTGAGCTCCGCGGATGTGAGGTTGTGTACAAGCGTGTACCCGTTCTGTGCGCATATCTGCTCTATGGCCTTTTTGAGGTACACAAACGGGAAGGAGTATTCCGGGTCGAAGTCAAAGGCAGAATCTCCCCCTGCAATGAATGTGGCAGCAGCGAAACAATATGTGTCATTGAAGGCCGTGGGAATCATGGCGTATCCGTCCCGCTCTATGGTCCCCAGGTCTATGTCTGTCATGGGTGCATCCTTGATGGTCTCAAAGAAGTCAGCATTGCCGGAAAGAATCTGGCACTCGAATGAGTCGGATGTTTTGATGAGCACCAAAAAAGAGCCCTTCCCGGCCAGAACAAAGTCATCATCATACAACCTGCAATCGTGCTTTGAATACGGGAACGAAGTGTGAACATCGAACACATGAGCATAACCGAAGATAGCGCAGTTGTTCGGGGTAAGTGGCAGGTTGATAGCCTGTGAGTAGTCGGCTTGTCTGTCCTTGAGCTCCGCCAGGTTGTTGGCCTGGTAGCTCATGGCCGGGGAGTCGTCGCCCAGGTCTGCGGTCTGCCACGCCCCAGAGCCGTCTTTGATCATCAACTTATACATTGCCTAGTCTCTTAAGGATTCGCCAGATGGTAATCTCTGATTTGAAAAACTTTTCAGAGGCCTCGAAGACAGCTTCGGACAAACTCACCTCCCTCCTTCTCTGTTTGCAGTAGTGGTATATGCGGACTTCATTCTGAAGGGTGGGGCGCATAACGCCTTTCTTAATGAGGGCCTCCACGTGTTCCGGGGGCATGCTTTGTACTATCTCACAGGCTTCCATTAGTGTTGCAGTTGATGGGTTGGGAGCTCAAAGGTCACCTCGATAGCCTTTTGTGGCTCTGAGGTGTCCGATTCAATGCCGGATTTCTTGACCGTTACGATAAGCCACTTGGAAAGTGATTCGTTGTACCACTCGATGCGGGGTGAGTAGATCAGGGCTGTGATGTTGTCGAACTCGTTCTCTGTCAATCCCTCGGTGCCGACCTTGATTGTCCCTGATGCCTGTGCTGCCACCTGTGCCGTGTAGCCTCTTGCGGTCTCCTGATTGGCAACGTGTGGCCGGAATGTCTGCTGGTCCGATAGCTCGAAGCTCTTTTGCTGCCTGCCCGCGAACATCCAGTAATCCCAGCCTCCCATTCTGTTAATCCAGCGCACGAAGAAAGGATTCTCCGGGGCATCATAGTTGTTGATGTCCCTGTAATCGCTTGCTGTCTGGACCCTGTAAGGGGCAACACCTGCAATCATGGCAACAACCACACGCCCGGGCGCAGCACCCGCTACGCTTGCCACATCTGCCGTGGTGCTCTTGCAGGTTATTACCGTAGTGGAAGCAGACAACACCGAAACATACTGAGGATAGCCAGCGAAATTTCGGAGCGAAGCGAACCCGGTGAGCAGCTTATCAGATAGCGAAGCGAAGGACGAAGACTCCCCGGCCTGCTTGACAGCATTCAGGGCAATGTATGGGCTCTGTGTTCCTGACAATATCCCTGCGGTGTAGGCCACAGACAAAAGACCATCAGTGTAGGCTTTGTTGCCTGATGCGTTCTCTGCTGCGTTGATCTCCGTAAGGCCCTCAACAAACAGTTTCTTGACTACACTCGAAAGGTCAAATGTGGCCACACCAGAAAACACCTCGCGCTTTCGCTGTATGGCATTGATGGTTATGGTTACGTCTGTTTCCGTTGTAGCGGACACCACCAACAGGGCCGGGTTAAACGCCGGGTGTGGACTGGTGGGGGATGAGGTTATGGATAGTGCCATTATCTTACTTGTTAAATATTTCGTTTATGCTTTTCGCTTCGTAGAAAGCCGCGATTTCACTTGCAAGCCTGTTTTCAAAGTCCGCAATAGGTGTATCAAATACATCATGCTCCTGTTTGGTGCGGTATAGCTTGCTTCCGAACTTAATGATGCTCCACTTGATGGAGTTGGCAAACCGATCCAGGTCCTTTTCGTCCTTAAACGCCAGCCCCTTTGCGATAATCCACTCTTTGATTCGTTCCACCATATCGTTAGGTACTTTGCCGGGCTTCCTGCCTCGTTGCAGTACTCCGGCATAGGTGGCCCCTTCCAGAACGCCGGAGAGATCCCCGGTAAGCCTTGTTGAGAATGCTTTGTTGGTGCGCCCACTGGCCACACTACCGAACTGAACGTTGCGCTCGATAATGTCCTTGCGCAAGGCCTCCAGTTCAGATAGCAGTATTTTGTCAATGGTGGGCATTAGCGTTTGTATTTGGCCTCAAGAACCTTATTGTAGCGGTCCTGATACTTGTATTCCTCCAGGTCCGTGAACAGGATCCCGAATACCTTGGAGTACTTCCATTTCAGAATCTCGTCCGGGTCAACCCCGTAGGCTTTGGCCATAGCTTTAATGGTTCCCATCTCTCCGATTCTTTTGGTGAGTTCCGATATTCCGGCTTTTTTCTCTTCTGCTGTTGGCTCGTATTTAAGCAGCCGGGCTTCCTTTTCGGCCCACTCAACCATTCCCTCAACGACCGTATGAAAGTATGGCACAAGCTTTCGGTACATCAGTGGCCTGTTTGGGATGTCCAGGGCCTCAAGCGTCTTTTTGAACCGGGCGAACGGATCCGATTCAGAGAGTGCCTCGCCGAGCGCGATCCTCTGTCCGAATGTCATCTCACCGACTTTTATGTCGGGAAGTGTTGTTTTCTTGAGCATAATCAGCACATGTATTGTTTTGCCTCGAACTCCAGCAGTATGCCTACCTCATGGGCATCATAGCGGGGCGGGGGGTATCCGAACCTCCAAGCCCCCACGCGCTCGAAGTCCCTACGCTTGTTGAACTCTGCCATAAACGGAACGACTATCTCAGCTTCAATCTGCTCCCGGATGGCCCCCCTTTCTTCGGCCGTGGAATCGATGGCCGTGAACCGCATGAAATACATCTCCATGCGGGATTTCTTGGTTCTCTGGCCCGAGGAGTACTCCCCGGTAATTCGCTCCTCGATGTATGCGATTCTCGCTCCGGGTTCCCTGCGGTCCAGGTCAACGTTGAGCATGTGCTTCTCTTCGTACACCGGGATATACCCGGCCCAGCTCTCACTTGCAATGCTCGCGGCGTAGGCGGCATTGGCGGCCTCTACCACTTCTTTGAGTTGTGTTATCATGATTTCCAGATGTGTTTGTACCCTGTTTCTCTGATTCCGCGGGATGGGGGTTTGACGATGAACGACATAAGCATCATCAGGAAGTCCGCGTAGTCTGGCGACTTCCCAATAAGCTCCTTCATCTTTTCTTTTGGGATAACCTTTTTCTTTTTGTCCAGGTTGTCAACATCCTCGGCCTTCACCACCTCGAGCTCCTTCTTGATTTCCTCGGCCTGTTCCTCTGTACACTTGACATATATCAGCCTCTTGTTGACCATCTCCGCAAGCTTATAGTAACATTCCGAGCGAAGGTTATAGTATTTGCCGTCTGTGGCGGCCGCCCCTCCATGAAACTCTTTTATGCCAACAAGATATGAGGATAGATAGGAACCAAGCCCATCACTATCAACAACGGCCCGACTTCGGCCAACGCCGGAACTCTTAATAAGTCCCCCCATATCCTCCTCAATACTCCTGCCTGATGCCTTTGGCTTGTCAATGCACACCTCACAAACCATCCCGGAGGCATCACCACATCCGGTTCCGGCAACAAATCTATCCCGGCCCATCATGGCAAGGTCCCCGCTAACGTATTTCGTTCCGGACTCTTTGATGTGGGTATTGGTGAATATGTCACAAATGGCATCATATTCCATAAGAATGGTGGGGTCGTCGTCATATTCCCAATTGCCATACACAAGTCGCTCTATCTGGTTTGTGGTAAGGGAGCGCAGCAGGTTCTGCTTGTATTGCTCTGAAAGCATCTTGTTATCATCGAGTAGTGAAGGGATGAACCGCTTCCAAGGCTCGAGTGTTCCGGCTTTGTTTTTCTTGTAATAGTCAGAATACAGGTAGTTCTTCGCCGGGTTGCAGGTCTGTAATAACTTCGGGGATAGGTCATACTCCTGATTCTTCCACCTTCCAATGGCAGCCTGAAGGTTATTCTTCGCCTCAAGGCTGAACTCCCCGGCCTCCTCAATCATGCCGCGCGTCATCTGCATGGAGCCAAATCGCATATACAGAGGATCGGAGGGCATATACCGGGCGTCGATAAGGAACACCTTGCTTCGGTTGTACATCTCGAAATAATTGTCCTGTGCGTTATATTTGTAATGTGCCGGGCGAACACCAAGCGTTTTCATGGCCTCATGAAACGAAGGAACAGTGAACTTGCGAAGGTCATTGAGCGACTTTCGGGCAATGAAGTAGAATGTTTCCGGGTACATAAGCGCATCACCACCTATAAGCCCGCAACCGAGGTATGTTTTGCCCCCGCCCTTTCCGCCCCCGAACACAATGTCGGTAATGGATGGATCGGCCCAGGCAATACAGGCCTCTTTCTGCCTGTCGTTTCCGTGGGTGTCAAAGGTCAGTTTCATTTGACTTCTATTCCTGTTATCTGCTCGACCTGCAACCGGCCTTCAAGCTCTTTCTTGTCGGCAAGCCCAAGTTTGCGGGTTACAATGTTTGCATTGAACACCCCCACCATGCCACCCTCAAAGTATTGATTATCAATAACTGCCCTTATGTGTGAACAAACCTCAAAAAATGTTTCGTAACCTTCCCTTTTTGAGTAGTTTTCGAATGTTTGTATGCTGATGTTCAGAAACCTACAAAGAGCCTCAACGCTATATGGTCTTTGTGTCGGCACATCAACGATTTCACCGGCAGAGGTTCCGCCTTTGATGGCCTCTTTGATGATCCAAGGGTTTTCATCGCACCATGCGAAATACCTCTCGGCTGCGGCCCAAAGGCTTTTGGGGTTATATTTCTTTGGATTCAGTGG